TGACATTGACGTTTGTACGCCCAAGATGCACGTTAAAAGTACCATCATTGTTATCTTTCACACCAACAGTGTCTGAATCTTCACCGGTGTAAACATTCGCCGAGTTAAGATCGAAAGAGTACTGTTGTGTTGTTCCACAAGCTGGACACGTCACTTTTGTGGAGTAGTCATTGCCATAGGCAGAAACGCGCGTTGAAACAATAATAGCGTTTCTATCACCAACAAGCAATGAGTCTGGATCAATCGTCTTGTTGACAATAAGACTACTAATGACTCGATCTAGAGCTACGCCCTTTTTAAGAAGAGTGCGTGAAGTAAGCATATCCTCTTCTTTTGCGGTCATCTGCTTGATCTCAATGGCAGATTGACCATGTAAAGCGTGACCAGGAGGGTAATACTTTCCTCCTGATGGTAGTTCGACAAATTCTGTCGGTACTACAAAGGCGAATCCTGCATCCGCCGCGGCTTGGGTGGGAGCACTCGTATCGTGCTGCTGAACACCACCTAAGCGGTCTTGATTTCTTGACAATTTACACCTCTCGTTTTGTTAGTTGTTTGTCTTTATGAATTGAAGAAGCTTGAACCGCCGCCTGCAATTGCTGATGATGCATTTGCGGTCTCGACACGAGCCCAGTCGTACATAAGCTCAACTGTGGTGGTTGACAATTCGTCATCACCGTAGGATAGCTCACCTAGCTGAACATCTTTAACGAATGCGTTCCAAAGTGTCCAAGTTTCGATTGGGTTACCATCTGAATCGATTTGTGTGATGATAACTGTGCCTAGGGCGCCGGCTGCTTTAGCCTTGGAGATTGTACCCAAAGAGTTTGCGTTGGTCGGAGGAGTATAGCCGGACTGAGTGAGGATATCAGCGAATGTTGCTGTGACATCTGGACTGACTGGATCAACCATAGCTACGCTAATGGTGTTCCAGGAAACACCGCCTGGATAATAGAACTTGTGGTTCAAATAGTTGTGCTCGACATTCTCAACTGTAAAGCTAGGCTTAGTGGCTGATTTTGCATACCATGCTAGAGCACCACCCTGCTCAGCTTGAATTCCTTGAAATTCTACTGTAAACCTAAAATTTCTTTTAGGGTCTTTGAGGGTTACGTCCTCTCCGAAATTTGTTGACCAAAATGGCATGATTTGGGTTCTCCTGTTTCTAAAAATAAGTAGTGAGAGGAATTAATTTCCTCTCATATTTTAATCATCAAACGATGCGCCTGTGTTGGCAATCACAAAGTCAATTGCGATGAATTCAATGGCACGAGCAGGCTTCACCATAATCTTAGCGTACAGAATATTCTGATCGATTAGATCTGGTGTTGTTGTGCTCTCGTCAAGAATCAAACGATAATCAGTGATACCATATCTGGTCTTGACGTTAGCCAAGAATGGCTCGATAAGGCCCTTGAAGCGATTCCAGGTTGCCTGCACGTTCTGCTCAAAGAGAACATCTGTGGATAGGATTGAAATCTGCTTCTTAAGGTGAATCACTAGACGACGCACGTTGATTCTATCAAGCGCGGACTGGCGCTCCTGTAGAGTCTTCTGACCAAAGAGCACGATTCCTGAGTTCGGGAATGATGCAATTGGGTTAATGCGAGACTCATAGAGTGTGTCGCGATCCTTCGAGGTTAGTCTCTGGGTGACACCGGTAATTGGAATTCCAGCAGCGCCGTCAGTAAGACCGCCGCGGTTGAAGCCTGCAGGGGCGAACCACACATCGGTCTTAGCCTGGGAGCTTGCGAGAACACCCATCATGGCTACTGTTGGCGGGATCCAGACCAATTGGCCTGTTCTTTCATCGCGGGTTTGGACCCAAGGATAGAAGGTCGCGCCGTAAGAAGAGTCAATTCTTCTATCTCTAAGCTCTCTAGAAGCCTGAGTTGCATCGGTGCCGATTCTATCGGCAACATCTGCATTATATGCCTCGTGAGCTGGGATATAGACGTTTGGAAGGTCGATGAGCGCCATAGCATCTGCTCTCTCTTCGCAGATATCAATCATGTGTTCTGTTAGACTGTCCAAAGTGAGACCAGGAACTGATAGCAAGTTCATGTTGAGGAACTCAGGATCTGCGACGGTATCAATAGCTCTGCGATACGTGTGGTATGCGTAGCTGTTGTCTTCGGTAGAAGTGGAAGACATACCGTTGTTGTAAAGTGGATCTGGCACTGTGATATCAAGGCCGTCGAAACCACCCCAGAATGGAGCACTGAAGCGGTCGTAACCGGCATCGAGAAGATCGGTGTATGAAGATGTTGTTACAGAATCGCCATTCTTACGTGAGCCTGACTGATATGCGTACCCACCCTCGTTAACAATGTCATCCATACTGAAGACGTATCCGTATGCGTTGACACCGTTTGTTAGGTATGCGCCATTTGTTGGATCATCTCCGAAGCTAGCGTAGATGAGGCGTTGGAAGTCTCCGGCACTTGCATCTGGACGTGTAGATGTCAATGTTCTTGTGGTTTGGTAGCCCCAGTATGCGTTTGTTGGGTCTCTCAAGCCACCATCGGAAGCTGACACGCGGAGGGAAGCGGTTGGGAATACCAAAGTACCTGTAAGTGCGTTGGAGTCGTCACTGGTTACCAATGCGGTGCCAAACGTTCCAGATAGGAATGCTGTTGTACCGCCTTCACTTACGCCATTTCTTGAACCTGCAATAACTGAGGCACCACCGATTACGAAGTAGTCTGCAAGGCCTGAGAAGCCGGCAGCCATACTTCCTGTTCCATAAACACACTCTGCTGTGGCTGGGCGAGGAGGTCCGTAGTAACCGAATGGCAGCAATGTTGAGTTTGTTGCGCCGGCGGCTACATCGTCGTTCATCTCGACGTATATGAAGTTTGAGTTGTTTGGATAGTCACCATATGTGTTTAGAGTCTTGGTAGTGTTGTTCCAAGATGTGTACTGATCGCCAATCTTGCGGGCGATATAGTTAGGTGATTTTGGATCTAAAGTAAGGTTGTCAAAGCGCTCAAGGACAACGACATTGTTATCTGTGTCGTTGATGTCTCTTAGGACGACTGAGAATGTACCGTACTGGTCTGAAGTTCTTGTTGATTGGCGAATCTTGTCAATGGAAACCTTGACGTTCTTGTGCAACCACTCACCATGGCCGCGGCCTTTGAGGCGGAAGAGCTTCTGCATATTGGCAGGCTCGAAGCTCGATGGAGCACCAAGATCCTGACCAATAAACCAGCCTGCCACTGCTTCGCGGGAGGCCTGAGCTTTCATGTTACTTGGGTCATAAGAACTGTTAATGCCAGCGCCAAATGTGTCTTCTGTACCAAGACCCAAGATTACGCCGAACAATGTCGTATCGGTAGCGTAGTGTTCTCTGCGAACTGCTTGCTCGTATGTCTCACCAAGCCAATAATCCTTCTTGGAGGATTCTGGATAGAAGTCTGATGCATCTGTGTTGGCCAATTGTGGGTTTGTGTTGAACCTCTTGCGGATGAATGTCTCTTTTGAGTCATCAAACGCAAACTTGATTTTCTCTTCTGTTTGTGAACCAGAGACAACAACTGTGAAAAGACCATCGGAGTCTGTTGCAATGACCTTACCAACACCACGAGCTTCGGCATCAGCCAGACCGTTCGGGTTAGGGGCAAGAGCACCACTTAGTTCTAGACGACCATCGTTAAGATACCAAACAGCAGCAAGGTGGCCTGTGCCTAGATCCTGACTTGAACCAGACTGGAATACCCAAAGGCCGTATGCACCACCGTTAGTGGCGACTGAAGTCGTAATTCTGTTGGCGGTTTTCCAACCTGCGGCTGCGTCACCGCCGGCTGCAGAACCAACTGTTGTCTGCTGACCCAACAATCTGACGTATGTAAGAGGAGCGACGTTTGATCTCAGGAAAGCCTTTGCGGCATATGTGCCGTACATTGGTGACTGTAGGTTTCCTTCACGGTAGATATCTCCGCCACCATTTCCGGCCACTGTGTCGCCAAACATTGTTACGAAATCGGAATATGACTCGACCACAACTGGCTGCATGGCAAGGCCGCGCTGTGAACGACCAATGATTACCGGTCCAATCGCATCTGCGGTCTTTGGAATAAAGGAGTTATCAATTTCGTTGATAAAGACTCCTGGAGATACAAATTTAAAACTTTTTACTGACATTATCTGCCCCTCTTGATGATTAATGTATTTAAATGCTTACGCAATCATCAATAAATAGTATTTTTAATCCCAAAGACACTTCAGGAACTACTTTAAGGTGTAAAAAAGTCTTCTGTGCCCGGTAGGGGCTCGCTTTCACGGGGGTATGTTAGCTCAACAACATTTTCATCAACTCTCACAATTGGGCGATCATCGTTTTCGCCTTCCCCCATCAAATAGCCAAGAACACGGATATTAATATCAGTCTCGAACATTCTCATATCTTCTCCAAGATCTGATACATTGTTATTGTGGGTAAATCCTTGGTCAATAAATGCTTCATAAAGATGTCCGTTGCGCTTCATCGTAAAGGCATTAATTTGACCTGTGCGGGAGATGAATGGTGCGACCATCTCGTTCATTTGTTGTTGATATTCGCTCTTAATTGTAATCTTATAGTCAATGTTAACATATACTGGAATTGGTATTGAAAGTGTCTGGACTACAATCTTCTTGTTTACACGCGGAAAATACAATTGATTTTGGCCAACTGTCTTATTTCTTGTGCCAGCAGCAACAGCAAAATTTCTAGTCTTATCTTGCTTGATTTTCTTTGCCAAAATCATTCTTCCAGTTCGGCCATTCTTGTCATATGAATATATGTGTGCCTGGTAGGCGCCTTTGCGGGTGTGATCCTTTGTAATTGATGTTCTTTCAATACTAATCAATGGCAATTTAAGAGCACCACCATCATCTCTTAATTCTTTCTCATTTTTTTTTTTTATTGATCTTTCTGGGGTCTGCCACAAGACGGGTACGTGCACAAAACCTTCATTTGTAGACGCTCTGAGGTCTAAATCTTTCTTTAGCCACGAGGTGATAGCATAATCTATATTTTCTATTGTTGAGGCTTGCATACCAATCTCTTTAAGTCTCAGGTTTTCCCCGACTGGGAGTTGTGCAAAATCAAAATTATCAGGTAGCATCAAAAAGTCCCTTTCTTGCTCTGCGGCAGCGTGCGGTAATTTCAAATTCGTGGTCTACTTGTCCGAAAAGCTTACGATCTTCATCTAATCTAACTATTTCGTAATAAAAATCTCCATAGCAAAGAAAATCACCCTCTCGAACATACAAGTCTTGGTCTTCTGTTAGGCGCCGGCGGTGAAAGTGTACTTTGATCTCCCAACCTTTGTCAATTCCAGCATTTGGCAGGTACTCTGTAGCAAACTCTGTAAACTCAACCAGTGCATATACACGAATTGGGGATATAAACGTCTTTTTAATCGCCTCTCCATATAGTTCATGAAACTTAGTTGTCTCAATATCAATCGGATAGTACAAGATCTGTTGACCAATTATCTTTTCGATCAGTTCGTCATTGACTTGCTTTACTAAATCACGCTCTTTCTTTCCAAGAAATAGCGGAGGAGGCGGAGCGGCGGGTCTTTTCCATTCGTCTGACATCTATGCTCTCCTTATCCCACGAAAATCGGCAAAGGCGACCTTCTCATTGTTTCTTCTGCGGCCGTAACCTTCTCCTGGTCCTTCTTCGCCAATTCTGGGTATTCGACTTCTTTCAGAATCTCCATCAACTTATCTTTAAGTTGCTGTTGTTCTTCCTTAGCCTGCGATAGCAACTCTGAGTGGTTTAATGTTACGCTTTCACCAGGAATAGGCATTGTGGTAAACTTACCTCTAATTTGACCTAACATCTCCTTACACAAAGCAAGTGCATATTTTCTAATCCACTGTTTACCAATTGCGTTAATATTTTCATATGGAATGTTCTCAAATGGAAGTGTGTTAAGGTTGTTGACGCCTTCAATGCCTGTATTGG